ATTCATCCGGTGTTTATCCTGTTTTCGGCCGCGATACATTACCACAACAGAAAACCTATAAAAATCTGTTTCTTGAAGGTAAAAATAAACTCGGTAATCCTTTTTATTCAATCAACGTCACTACCTATAAAGATAGGTTGGCGGCTTGGCTGAAAACTGATTGGAATGATAAAGAAATACAACCGGTGGGGTATCCGAATTATCCTAGTGATTATGGAGATGATTTTTTCAGACAATATGAAGCTGAAGAAAAATACAGCAAATATAATAAAATCACCAAACAGTTTTTAGGTTTTTATTGGGTAAAAACCCCCAACAAAGACAACCACGCTTGGGATTGTGCTGTTTATGGAATGGCGGCTTTAGACTTTTATACTTTCAATATCTGTGTTAATGAATTAGGTTGTGAAGGGATCGTTTATTCTGAATTTTGGGATTGGTTAGAAAAAAATCAAAAAGCTGCTTGATTATATAAATGATTTATATTAATTTTGTAAAAAATGAAATTAATTTATAATCAAATTTTGATAAATAAATGGCAGATCCTTTTTTGCAGACCCAAATTACCGCTACTGAAGCTCAGATAACGGCGTTAAATGCAGCCATTCTATTTTTATACGCTAATCCCCATCAATCTTATAGCCTTGATACAGGACAAACCAGACAGAACGTAAGGCGTGAGAACCTTACGGAATTACAGAATCAACTAGATCAGCTTTTGAATAGAAGAGCAGAGCTTCAGGCACGTTGCAATGGGGCTACACTTCAAATTGTACCGGGGTTTTAATGAATTTTAAATTCCCTTGGTTTAAAAAAAATCAATCTGATGCTATTGAAGATACTGAAAGTCATTCTGTTTTATCACCGGAAAGTCAAAAAGTTTCACCTGCTTTTTATAATAGCTTAATAAATTCACTTTTCAATGGTGATAAATTCTTCGGCGGCTTCGGAGAAACCAAACCTTTTGAGTTTGTGGATTATTGGACGTTAAGGCAAAGATCAGTTCAATTATTTACAGAAAATATTTATGCACGGGGAGTAATTAAACGATTACTTACGAATATAATTAATAAAGGACTCGGGCTTGAAGCTACACCAGTCGGCGAAATCTTAAATGAAGATGATGAGTTTATTAACGAATGGTCGGAAAATACAGAAACTCTTTATAGACTTTGGGGTAAGAATAAACAGCTTGTCGATTGGAAAAGACTTGAAACGGATGGAGATTTACAGGAAACTGCTAAAAAAACTGCAATTTTAAGTGGCGATTGCCTGGTTGTTTTAAGAATATCAAGCGCAACAGGCTTACCCGTTACTGAATTGATTGATGGGAGGCATATCCGTAATCCTATCGGAGCAGACTTTAATAAGTCGGTATTAGATCGAGGGAATAAAATTATTCATGGTGTTGAAGTTGATCAAAATGGTAGACACGTTGCTTTTTTTGTCCAACAAAGACGAGATAATTTATTTTTTTCCGGTCAGAAAAGAAAAGATTTGTTTTCATTTATACGGATACCGGCCAAAGGTGCAAAATCAGGTCGCAGGATAGCTTGGCTTATATATGGTTCAAAGCGTTTAATGGATGATGTGCGTGGAATGCCGCTGCTTGGTATCATTTTACAATCATTAAAAGAAATAGACCGTTATAGAGATTCTGAACAAAGAGCCGCAACAGTTAATGCTATGCTGGCTTTATTTATTCAGAAAAACAATAATAAAGCCGGAACACTACCTTTAGGAAATGGAGCAGTCCGAAGAGAAACAGTAGCAGTTGAGCAGACTGACGGGTCAACACGTAATCTTAATTTAGCTAAATGGTTGCCGGGGACAACATTTGACGAACTTGCTCAAGGTGAAACTCCTATATCATTCGACACTAAAAGGCCCAATGTTAATTTTGCAGTTTTTGAAGCAGCGATTTTAAATGGGATTGCCTGGTCTCTGGAAATTCCACCGGAAATTTTAAAACTGGCTTTCAATTCAAATTATTCAGCGTCCAGAATGGCAAACTCTGAATTTGATATGTTTTTGAATAAAGAACGTACTCAATTTGCCAATGATTATTTAATACCACGTTATCAGGAATGGCTTGTATCAATGGTATTAACAGATCGTATTCAGGCCGATGGTTTTCTGGAAGCGTGGCGTGATATAAATCAATTTGCAGTTTTCGGGGCCTGGTCGGAATCAGACTGGTCTGGAGCTATTAAACCTCATATTGACCCACTTAAAGAAGTTAAGGCAAAAGCTGAAATGATAGCTCAAGGACTTATGACTCGTGATAGAGCTGCTAAGGAATTGACAGGAATGAAATTCTCAAGAATTGTCAGACAGCTTAAAAAAGAGAATGAACAATTGGCAGGAGCCAATCAGATTTTAATTCCTGAACAATCTGACAATTCCAATTCTTTGAATGCTGCTTTTATTGACCAAATAGACAGTATTTTCCAAGCTAAAATAGAAGAACATTTAGAACAAAATAATATAAATTAATTATGGCTGACCCTGTTTTCACCAATGTTCCAGTTGACACTTGGGTAAAAGTTGCCACTAATGTCACAACCGGACAGATTCATATTCTTGAGCCTACTAACGACAACTGGTTTCAGACTGTTAGAGATACCGGGAATGCGGCCCCGACTATAGCACCTGGCCCGAATCAGGAAACACCGGAAGTAAAATTAAAATTTCAAAGCACCAAAATCGACTCTAGTGTTGCTATTGATGTTTATGTGTCTGTCAAAGGTAGTGCCGGAAGAATAAGAGCAGATTTATAATAGCAGATTATGAAAAATGGAATAATCGGGAATGCTGGTGGTGGTGATGGTGGAGGAATATTAAAAGGTTCGGCTGATGGATTCGTAGTGAAATACGATACTGCAACCCGTGTAATTATCACATCCGGTATTTATGAAGTGGATGGAGCTTTATTTAATCTTGATGCTGATGACACACATGATTTAACCGGATTAACAACCGGGGGACTTGATTTTAATTATATTTATTTGGATAAAAGTTTAAGTACTGTTGATGTGCCTGTATTTTATAATGAAACGACTGAATCGGTTGAAGATAAAGTTAAAAAGGGTCAGTACCATCCGACAAATATTGAAGACAGATTGGTAGGAGTAATAGAAAAAATATCCGGAGCTGCTACTATTCAACCTTTCGATACTCAGATAATGAGTGGTAAACTTATCAGACAATTAACTTTAAGACATACTCTTCAAACTAATCTGGATCCTAATGGCGCTTGGCAGACCCCGGCGACTCAATCAAGCACTGTTGTGCCTGTAAACGCAATTGAAGCAGCAATTCACGCTTTAAGTGCAGACGCAGGCGGGGCTTCTCGCGTTGCGTGGCGGATGACTGAGGGAGCCGTAATACAGCCTGCTATAATTGATTCTGCTAATTTTATAGGGATTCTTGAAACAAGTAATACTAATTTCTGGGGGCCTTTAGGGCCTTCACGCAATGTACAGATAGGTGGTGCAGCCGATGACGACAATTTTTTGTCTGCCTTTCTTATGGGGCATGGCTATACACGATAAAAAGAGACAGAAATGACACAATATGTAATACAGATTCAGACCATTGAAAACGGCCTTGGTATCGGTTGGCTTGCGAAGTCTTTTGAAGTAACGCCTGAATATCCCATTCCTACAAACGTACCGTCTAATCGTGTACAGGTCATCCTAACCAATACGACTAGTTTTAATGAGATAGTAGCCGTTTATGATCAATATACTACCGCCGCTATTTTTAGTTATGATCAGCCGGCCGGAACTATCAATTGTACCGGAGCCGTAACGGATAGTTGGCCGATAGATTAATTGACAAAAATATCTGATTTAATAAAATATGAAAATAATTTCAATCAGTGGTGAGATCGGCTGGGATGTCTGGCCGGATTTAATCAGACGACAATTTAGTGATGCAGCCGGAGAAGATGTGGAATTACAAATTTCTTCACCGGGCGGCTTTATAATTGATGGCATAGAGATTTTTAATATCGTTAAAAATTCTGCAAGTAATGTCACTGTTAAAATTGTCGGTCTGGCTGCTTCAATGGCTTCTTATATCGCTATGGCAGGCGATAAAATAATCGCTGAATCAAATGCTGTTTTTATGATTCATAACGCTTGGAGCTTTGCTGGTGGTGATCATAATGAATTGAGACATACAGCCGATATTTTGGAAGGTTTTACTAATCTTTTGGCTAAACAATATTCAGCTAAAAGCGGTAAGTCTATTGAAGAAATACGCTCTTTAATGGATGCTGAAAGTTGGTTTTTCGGTTCTGAAATTGTAGAGGCTGGTTTTGCAGATGAAATCCTGAATACTCTACATGAAGATGATGACGAGGACGATGATGATGATGATGACAAAGCTAAAGATCAAAGTCTGATTGAAGCAAAAACCATTTTTAATATTCTTAGCGCAAAGCTGAAAAAAGAAGAGCGTGAGGGAGATATTGAAAAGATCGCGGCAATATTACCCAAAGTAAGATTTAAAAATTCCGGTTCCGCAAATCAGGGGGCAACTCCTAAAAATTCTCAAATTAAAGCAAAGGTAAAAATGACATTAGAAGAATTTAAAGCCGCGCACCCTGATTTATATACTCAGATTTTTGAGTCAGGGCAAAAAGCAGAAGCAAAACGTGTTTCAGGCCATGCTACAATGGCAAAGAAGACCGGAGCTTATGCTTATGCTATGGAATGTATCAAAGATAGTTCTAAAAGTGTTCAGGATGACGACGTTTTCGCTGAATACCGTACTTTTGAAATG